GGCAGTGGCAGCAGACCACTTAGACTTGGCGACACCGCTGATATCCTTAAAGTTGGTGGATTTCCAGCCGCTGTCCGGGTCGTAGTTGTAGGTGTAGTCCACGCCGTTTGCCTTGATGGTGATGCCAGGAACACCATTGGCGGGAGCCAGCAGCTGCCAGATCATACGCTCGGGTACGATACGTGCACCAGTGATAAGCTGTGCGGTGTCATCGTACAGACGGTTCATCACGTCACGAGCATAAGGGTCATTGCTGTCCAGGACACGCAGGATTTCCTGACGGTCTTTCTCGCCCAGATGGTAGCCCTCACGGAAGAACGGCATCTCGGTCTCATCGAACTTGAAGCCCTCACGGGTACGGAACGTAGCCTTTGCGTCAAATGCGCTGGGCATCAGAGAAACGCCAACGCCCTTGTGACCGCGCAGCCACTTCAGGTCAAGACCAGCCTTCTTCTTTGCGGGGAACAGTGCATCAGATGCGAAAGGCATCGCATTGGTGGGGTCATTCGTCCAATAGGCGGCAATCGCAGCCGGGGCAAAGACTTCCTTAAGATTCAGTGCCATGTTGTTTTACCTCCTATTAAGCGTTCACGCTGATGTTGTCACGGCAGAAGATGCCGGGGACAGCGGTCTTGAGTGCCTTGATTGCGTCAGCGTCAAAGGTGAAGCTGGAACTTGCCGCTGCCTTCTTGGTGTCGATAACGCCACGAATCAGCAGGGAAGCGTTGGGGTTCTCTGCCGGGTCAACGTCATACAGCAGGATGCCGTCAGCGTTGATGGTCTTAGAACCAGTCTCGCCAGCAGCAACAGCTTTCTTGCCAGCCAGCGTCATGGGATAGCCAGCCTTAACCGCAGCAGTTTCGGTCACGGTAAAGGGAATGGCAGTGTAGTCATTGGAAGCGAGGATGGTATCGTTGATTCCGTTGACCGTGTTTCGGGTAAACTTCATGTTTTCCTCCTTGTTAATGGAAAGCACTCATTGCGTCACTCGATGCCTTAGAAGTGTTTGCGTTCTGCTGTGCAAGGCTCTTAGCAAATGCCACGCCCTCACTGTCAGAGCCGCCATTGCCATCCGCACCCGGAGGTGTGGGCATATCCTTCAACAGAGAAGCCTTGTACGCAGTGTCGTGGGCGGTCATAAACTCCGACTGGAACTTAAATACCTTGTCCATGTCACCGTCGGCCAGTGCAGACGCAGCCTTGTTGGCAAGTTCAGCGTCATAACCCTGTGCAACGAACTTCTCACGGTAAGATGCAAGGGTTTTTTCCTTGACGAGATTCTCTTTGTCGGCAGTCAGGGCTTCAATCTGCTTCTGCATCTCTGCCAGCTTGTCAGCCTGTTCCTGTGCAGCATTCTCGTCATCGGTACGCTTTGCCTTAAGCTGCTTCTTGTACTCAGCAGCTTCGCCGTTGGCTTTCGTCACGGCGTTGCGTAGCTTCTCGACCTCTGCGCTAGGGTCTGCAACCTTTTCAAGCGCAGAAATGATTTCATCGGCGGTCATGCCATCTTTGTAGGCATCACCAAGCAACACATTGAGTTTCATATCGTTAATTTCCTCCTGCGTTTTTTTACCGTTGCTTCCCTGCAACGCTGCGAAATTTGTATCCCGGCTTCCCTGCCGGAATATGCAAAGGGCTATTCGCCCTCTGTTTCTTTATTGATACTGTCAGACTGTTCGTCCGATGTTTTGTTGGCTTCAACAACTTGTTCAGGCTGTTGTTCCTGCGGTTTCGGAGCTTTCCCGTCATCGCCCAGCTTGCCAGCGGCAATCAGGAAGGGCTTGCTCATTTCATAAGCAGCCTGCGGGTCAGGGAACAGACCGGGCGTAGTGAACGCCAGCTGCGGGTCAATCGGTTGCTGAATCATCTGTGCGAAAATCTGAACCTTGCTCTGCTGGTTATCGTACTGGCGGCGTGGCAGTTTGATGTTGATGTCACTTGCCATCAGCTTAGAACCAGCCGTGTCACGCAAGATTTTCAGCATCACAGACAGGCTTTGGCGTTCCGAGAACTTGAACATATTCTCGTACTGCTGTGCCCTTGCTTCGGTGTGATTCCAGCCGTTGCGGACGATAACTGCACCCACGTTGTCGGACGTTGCGTTCTCGCTGCCAGTGGCACTAGGCATGGCAGTTAGGCTGCGGTACACGTTCAACATGGAATCAAGCAGGGTCTGGCTCTGCTGCTGGTCAAGCTCGTTCGCAATCTGCGAGACTGAAGCGGGCAGACCAGCGGTGGATTTCAGGCACATTGCGCCCAATTCCTTCACCTTGTTCAACGCATCCTCGTCAACAAGGCAGTTGGTAAACACCATGATGGACTGGATGAACTGCGCCACGCCGTCCAAACGGTTGCTTTCAAGGTCGTTGATGGCATCCAGCACAGGAATAGCCGGTTCAAACAGACCCATTCGCTCCGGGTTCAGCTTGTATTCGACCATCGGCAGCATTCCGAGAGAGTGATTCTCAGACTTTGTGACCTTGCCGTTGTCGATTTCAAAGTACTGGTTTGGCGTATACACGCAAATCAAGTCGTTCAGGTCGTTCTGATAATTGCGTGGGATATGAAGCACGTTGGCGATGGGCTTGTGTCCGATGCCGGAGTTGTAAATCACATACGACATGTCCGGGTCGGGAACATCCACTAGCAAGGGCGTTTCGTCCGGGTAGTTGCCGTTGTACCCCTTGTCAGGGAGAACAATGCGGTATCCCTGTCCGCATTCCAACATCCACTGCCAGAGCCGCCGATCAAGCGCATCCTTACCCTCATACTGCAAAGCATTGGACAGACGGGCGATTTCCTCACCGTCACCAGTTGCCGTTTCAGACCGCACATAAGAGCAAGGAGTACCGCTCATGTAGCCTGTGTAGAATCCCACGCATTCGTTTGCGTGGTTTTCTACAATGCGGTTGGTGATTTCAGCGTGGTATTCTTTCGTGCGGTTGAGGACGGGCTGGCTACCCAAGTAGTAGTTGTGCAGAAAGCGAATCTCGTTCTTGTTCAGCAGATGAATAGGCTCTGCCTTGCCCATGACTACTTTCAGTACGTTTGCCCGATTGATTTCCGTCTCCGGCGTTTCAATCGGCCTACGTCCGGTTAGTGGTTCATTCAAAAAGCCGCCAACAACTATCTGATATTCAGCCATGCGTTCCTCCTTTCCGGCAAAATAAAAAGCGCAGCAAGACAAACCTGTTAAGGTCTATCTCACTGCGCCAAAACTGCGCTTCAAAAGCTATTTACTTTTCCGGTGGATGGATGATTTTTATCCATCCTTCCCTTGTGTCTCCTTCGATAACGCCCTTGCATCTGTCGCACTTGAAATGGTATCGTCCGTCTACTTCGCCAAGATAGCGGTTACAGCGGACGTTCTTATAGATTGGGTTTTGCCTGGTACAAGGGCAACAGATTCTAACTAACATGAGCGCTCCTTTCGTTGTATTTCTGGAAACAGGCTGTTGAGCACAGACCTGTCAGAAGCTACTGGGAAACTGTTCGCACTTCCAGCCGTGCTATTCTCCGCCCAGAGAAAGCCATTGCAGCCTTTACATTCAGTTGTCGGACAAACGTAAAACGGTAAGCTGCAATTTTGGTGCTGCATAATGGATTTGAACCAATGTATGTCCGGTTATGAGCCGGGTGCTCTAGCCTGACTGAGCTAATGCAACATAGAAACCCGGCTTGATTGGTTAACCGCTGCTCTTTGCAATGTCATGCCTAACCATTGCATTGAGAGCCGGGAATAGCGGTGGAGGTTTTGGAGAATAAGTCCATGCAAAGCTAGGTGGTTGGTTGTGCTGCGTAACGGAATCGAACCGTTGCTTGCCAGCCGTGGGGGAGACAGGCTGGCATTCCCATTACAATTGGAAACGCAACATATAAAGTCCGGTGAAGGCGAAAGAGTGAGAAAACCTCCACCGGTGAAAGGAGGAATATGCTTGTTGACACGCACGCGAGTAAAATGACAAAACCCCGCGTGCAAGCTATTCCTTTAAGGGAAGCTGCAAAACTTCCTGCGTACATTATAAGCCTTGTCAAGTGGTGAAATCAAATAAATAGACCCAGCGAACACAATATATTGTGTTTTTGCTCAAAAAGGCCTCTTGACAGGCTCAATTTTACTGATTCCGTTATACAATTCATCGGCAAGCTGTGCCAGACTGTCCGGTGCGTCATCGTGCGGAACTTTTCCAAGCTGCGTGAACATCGTGACCTGTTCCATGAACGCCTTGTACTCTTTCGATTGGTGTTTTTCGTCAAGGAAATAAAACCGTTTGATGTCCGGCGCATACTGGATGATTCTTGACAGCTTGCTTTGACCACTTGGCGCACGCTGGCTGCGGACAGAGCAGTGATAGCCTTGCTGCCGGAGCTGGCTGTCCACCACGTCACAATATTCATCGCCGCCGTTGTTGGCTTCGCCACGCACCACGTTGATTTTGTGCTGGATGATTTTGCCCACGACTTCCGGTCTAGTCACGGTCTTATCGCCATTGTTGAACACAAGGTCTGGGATGAACACAGCATCTCCGTACACATAGGCGATAGGACAGGCGGTGAAGTCACCTCCGCCCCATGCAATATCCATGACCATGAGTTTGCGATCAGGCTCTCCATCAGGCAAAACGCCGTTAAAATACCGCAGTTCATCGGCAGGGAACAGCAGACCTTCACGCACATAGGGCTTGCCCATGTACTTTGCCCACCATGTTGCATCATCAATGCTTGCTTTCATGTCGGCATAGTAGGCATCGTCAAAACCAACGCCATAGTCATAATTGAAGTTGCTGTGTCCGTTCTCGTCCACCGCAGGAATTACCTGGAATCGGTACTTCGGATTGTCCGCATACTGGTTCTGGATGCGTCCCAAAGGGTCAAGCACGTTCCAGCGCGTACCGACCATCAGCTCTAATGCGCCTTGCTTTTTACGATCTTTCAGCTGATTCAGATAGGCATCGTACTTGTTGTTCAGACGTTCAACGTTCAGGCTTTCCTCCAAGTCCTCGATCAAGTCATCGCTGTACAAAACGCCACCCTCACCGATTTCAACAGCACCAGTCAGCGTGCCGCCGATGGAACGACAAGTCAGGGTGGGGAAGCGTTTCTTTCGGTTCAGATCAACGCTTTCATCCTTTGCACTCTTGTCCACAAGCTGAACGTCAGGGAAGATTTTGCCCCAGTTGTAGGTAACAGGGTCGGTGATGATGGACAGCACTTCGCCATAGAAGCCATTGGTCAGCTTGTCGGAATGTCCGCTCATAACCGATGCAACGTCAGGGCGGTTACCCATCAGCCATGTGATAAAAAATATACAGAGCGTACTTTTTCCAGTTCTCGGAGGTTGACTTACTCCCAGAAATTCTACACGATGGAAAAACAAGTCCTCTAGGTCACGAACCAGCGTCAAAAGCACTTTTCTTCTCGGCTGATAGAACTTCTTTTCCGGCGCACGGTTCCATTCAAGGTAGATGCAATAGCTGTCGAACACATCCTTTGCTTCAAACAGGTACGTCCGGCCGATAATGTCATAGACCTTCGCCACGTCCTCGCCCGTTTTCATCTTGCCCATCATGGATGCACAGACGGAGCGCAGCTCACCAGAGTATTTGTAGGCATCGAACCGCTTGTCCTGTGGCAGGGCGTCTCTCAGGTTTACAACCGCCTGAAACCAGTCCTCATAGACCTGTGCTTCTGTCGGATTCTGCTTTGCATAAGATTTGATACTGTCGATGATGGCGATACACTGCTTTGGCTGCATAAAAAATAGGCACCCCCTACCCAAAAATGTAAAGAGTGCCTACAACTGCACAAAAATCAAATATTCGGTTTTATAATTTCACTTCAGAAAATTATTTACTAAAATCCATCTTAATAAATGGGCTGCTCAGTTTATTTGACTTCTTCTGCAAGCTGGTTGAGCCTGCGTTTCAGCTCGTCCGCATCGTAGTACAAAGCGTCTGCGATGGCATTGAGAATATCTGGCTTGTCGGTGTAATCGCACAGCGTTTCAATGAGTTTCAAACTCTGTTCTGACAATTTTACGGGTTTCATGCTTTATTCCTTTCTCTGACTATATAAAGTAGGTTTTGGTTGTTCATCTCCTAGCATCAGCTTATAGCGGAGATACTTTTCGATAATACTGTGTCTTTCTGCCAATGTGCCGTAAATAAAAACGAGAGCATCTTTAGCAGCATCGTATTCATTCGGGAAAATGACAATTTCCTCGTTTGCAAAGGTCACGGTGCAGTTTTCCCCGTGACAGACTTCCAAGAACCGCTTAATTTCAAGGAAACCGCCAAAGTCAAGCATAGACCGCAGCGTAATGCTTCCGTTCTTAACAATCAGTTCTTCTCCCTGCATATTATCCAGCCTTTCTCTGTTCAGCAATCCGATACCATGTCTGGCGGGTCAAATAATGTTCGCTTGCTCATCAAGCCACGTTTCGCGGTTAAGTCTTTCCTTCTTTTCGATTAAGGTAGGAGTAAACGTTTTATCGCTCTTCCATCCAGCGTATTTCTTAAAATACGCAAGATAATCTTCTGCTATTGCGGGAATGCTTTCCAAAATAAATGTAAGAAGAGCAACTCTCATTTGCCGCTTAAACGTTTCGGAAGGGCCTTCTTTCTTGAAATCAAAAAATATGTTTTCATCATAAAACAAAACATTGCATCTCTTAGATTGGCATTCCAGCATAAACGAAGTGAAATCTTTGCAGTTTACAAAATCGAAAACCGAGCGAAATGTCAAATCTGCATCTTTTTTGATAAAATCCCAATAAAACGGTTTTTGCTTTTCCATATTGTTCTCCTTTTCTCTTGCCTGTTAGAGAAAAGAATGGTATACTGTGGCTGCACCATTCTTTTTCCTGTTTTGACTAGTTTGGTGTACTCTTAGCGGTGGCTTGTGGTTGGGCTGCCGCTATTTTTATTTGCGTATCTTTCGACACGTTCATACCAAGTAGATTTTCCAATACCAAGCTGCTTGCAGCACTCTTTCACGGTAATTTCGCCTTTTTGCTGTTGTTTTAATAGGCTTTCAAACTGCTGCTCGTCAACTTGCTTTTCCTGTCTGCCAAAGCTACGGCCTGTTCTGGCCGACACTCTCTTGCCATCAACAATAGGCATGGCAGCTATGCCCTCTGCCTGACGTTGCTTGGTTTTCTTGCGTTCCTGTTCAGCTACTGCGCCCAAAACCTCAATAAGGATGTTGTTTACCATTTCCAGCACCCACGTCTGGTCTTGGAAGTCAATAAGCGTGGTCGGAATGTCGAGAATGCGAACAATCACGCCTTTTTCTTTGAACCATTGAAGTTCTCGCTTCATTTCGTCTTTGTCACGCCCGAATCGGTCAAATTCCTTGACGATGACTTCATCCCCAGCCTTGACAGTCTCTTTCAATCGTTTATACTGCGGACGGTCAAAGCTGCTACCTGTCATTTTATCACAAAATACATTCTCGTCCGGGATGTCGAACCGATCTCGTGCGATTTTAAGCTGTCTTGCAAGGCTTTGCTCCTTACTAGACACTCTAGCTAAGAAGTACTGCATATCATACCTCCGCTCAATTCATTTTACTCAACATCATATCCGCCATCAACTTTAGTTCCTCTAGGAACCACCATAATTTTATAATCAAGGATTCTCAGCATTTCGTCTAAAACTTTCACACTCATGTTTTTTTGAACAAGCCGATTGCAAAAAACATTCGATTTGATTTTTAGTTTGTAGCACATATCCGAAACCTTGACATTTTGAGATTTCATGATTTCAGAAACAATTTCTCCTGCCCTCATTTTGCATCTTCCTTTCTCTGAGTCAATTATAACTCAGATATATGTGACTGTCAATAGTAAAAAAATAAATGTTTACTATCAATAGGGTCACTTTTCCATCAACACTTTTTTGTGTTAGTTTACAGCTTGTATAATTATCGTATTATCAAGTTTTACTATAAATTTCCGTCCCAATTCTAACACATTAAAGTGTCAAAACCACCATCAAAAATGTACACTAAAACGTGTTTTAACGTGCAAATTATACAAATTGGGCTGTTGACAACTATATACCAAGCGTCTATAATCTAAGACAGCAGAACACACGATGAATCAACCAACAACGGTAGATTTATCCTTTGTGGCATAAAAAATAGGCCGTCAGCATACCGACCAAAGTAGCACTGACGACCTATTCCACCACAAAACAGAAGCTGCGCAACCAAGGGCGCAGTCTCGGTTTCTGTCAATTATTATAGCAGAAGCAGACCGCTTCTGCAATAGAAAGGAGCAAAAAACATGAACTTTCCCACGACAACCGAAGAGTTTCTGAAAACCCTCGCACACGGCAAAGAACCGACCAACGAGGACAGGGAGTACGCAGAAGCGCTGGGTAAACTGTCCGAACTGAACTACCGGGCAGGGTACGAAGCCGGAGCAGCCAAAAACAAGGGATGAATTTTGTGCAAATCTACAAACTTTTAGATTTTGTACAGATACCAGTACTACATTAAGCGTTTGCGTAATTGACAAGCCACAACATATTGCGTATACTGGTTGCACCCACATGAAGGGAGGTGAGTTTATGTACAGTCCTTATCTCGAACGCCACAATCACACATTCACTGTTGCGCTGACCGAACGGCAGTTCCAGTGGCTGAAAGCCTATTGCACCGAACACAAGGTCGCACAGGCCGCAGCCATCCGTGACACGTTCTTTGAGGTGCATCCCATCCCGGAGACCAATGAAAACGAAAAATGATACGCTCGCTGCTGTCGGCAAACTTTAGCGAACGTATCATGTAAACCCTGAGAGAAGCATTCTCTCGCCGTTATTATAGCAGAAAATCGCTTCTCTCACAAGTGAAAAGGAGCTTTTTAATGCAACTTTCTTTGTCTGAGAACATCAAAATCTTCAACAACGCCGAGTTTGGTGAAATCCGTGTCATGCTCATTGACGATGACCCTTGGTTTGTTGGCAAGGACATTGCGGCAGCGCTTGGCTACGCAAAGCCTGAGAACGCACTGTCAGCACACGTTGATGAGCAAGATAAAACCACTACCCTGATTCAGGGTGATGGTTCTAATTACAAGAGCAAGACAACCATCATCAACGAATCCGGCCTATACAGTCTGATTTTTAGCAGCAAGTTGGAAAGCGCACAGCGGTTCAAGCACTGGGTCACTCACGAAGTCTTGCCGTCCATCCGTAAAAACGGGATGTACATGACCGACAATCTGTTGGAGACGGCTATTGCCAACCCGGACTTCGTGATCGGTCTGATTCAGAACATGAAGGCCGAAAAGGAAAAGAGCGCAGCGTTGCAGACGCAGAACAAGCAACTCTGTGAGAAGAACGAGGAGATGCAGCCTAAGGCAGACTACTTTGACGACCTCGTGGCGTGGAACGTGTCTACCAACTTCCGCTCTACCGCAAAGGAACTGCGTATTCCTGAACGCCTGTTCATCAAGATGCTCATTTCTGACGGTTACATCTACCGTGACAAGAGCAAGGGCATCCTGCCGAAAGCTAACAAGGGTGACGGCCTGTTTGCAGTCAAGGAATACTGCAACCAGAAGAACAAGCACGGTGGCGTACAGACCAGGGTAACGCCGAAAGGCCGTGAGACGTTCCGTCTGCTCTACGCAAGCATCCGTAGAAACGTATAACAGCCTATAAGAAAAGCCAGTGGTTAGAGAAAATCTAGCCGCTGGCTTTTTATTTACGGAACTATAAATCGGCAGTCAGTGAATTTGTTGCCATCAAAGTCTCCAACAAATGTAATGGTCTGTCCGGGAGAAAGATTAGAAATTTTATCTTTTTCGTTTTCCGGGAATCCAGCCATATAAACGGTATAACCAATGCTGTGAGAAGTGATGAAGTTCACGCTGAACATAACAGTGTACGGATTGTCTAACTTAATCATTGCGTCTGATACACTGTTGACTTGATATGTCACCTTATATTGCTTACCGGCGTATTTGTCTTTTGCCTTTACAGCGTTGTCAGCCGCCTGTTTTGCATAGTCATCCAAATCAAGCGTTGGAATATCATCATCTGGGTTATGCGAAGAAGCACTGGATGCCACCCACTCACTGTTTGCGAGTTCAGAGCTTATAGGCTGTTCAGATTCGGATTCCGCTTTTTGAGATGCCGGAGTGCTGCTTGATGAGCTTTCGGAAACTTCCTCAATAGAGCTACCATCCAGTTCCGTTGCCGTAGACTTGGCGGAGGAAGATGTAACGCCGGAGCTTGCCGATTCATCATGTGATGACTCTGGCGTTACAGCCAAACATATAACAAAAACTGCAAATGATACAAAGAAAGCAATTAACATCCGACTGTCTTTCTTATGCGTTGCTTTGTTGTAAAGACACAGTGCTCCAAACACAGGCATTGCAACCAGGGCAATCATTCCAAATAAGGCGTACATTTTTGTAGATTCCTTCCTTTCAAGGCTTGTAAGGCAAGTATAGCACAGAACACAGACCCTTTGTAGGGGTCTTTTTATTTTTGCGGGAAATTTTGAGATTGACAATAGGGGGTGGGGTGATTTTTTGAGCCTTTTTTATTTTTTCGGTGGTTGAAAGACTGACCGGGCGGGGCTGGGCGGCGGCTGTATACCCCTCCGGTGCACCCCTGCCCACTCCAGCGCACCCGACACTAGACCGCCCACGTCTGGCAAATCGTACCGGCGGCGGGTGTTGGAGGGCGGGCAGTGTGTCCGGCAAAGTGTACAATTTCGGGCGCTATATTTATGCTCATTTATATCTGTATTTTTTGTGTAAAGCTCTTGACTACTCAGATATAAATGATATAATATAGACAAGCTCAGAAATAAATGAGCACAACCACATTGAACCAAAACAGGAGGTCAAAACCATGATGAACAATAAAGAGATCGACTATACCGCCCGCCCCATTCCGGGAGATTACGAAGGCCGCAGCCATCGCGCGTGCATATGGTACAACAGAGCCCGCGCCGCGTTTGATCTTGCCACGCTTGACACGCTGACAACCGCCGCAGATAAAGCCGCTGACCGCGTACCCACTGAGGCATACGAAAAAGCAAGAAAGCTCCTTGACAGCGTGCAGCGTTGGGGGCTTGCAGATGCAAGAGCGTGGGAGCTTGACAACGACAGCCGTTATTATAACTCTGAATGGCTCAAAACCCGACAGGCTCAGCTTGCAAAGCGGCGCGTAAAGCTCAACAAAGAGCTTGCAGAATACGGCTTGCAGATTGACAGTTACGGCTTGTATCCTTGCATCCGGGAGATCACCAAGCCGGGCACCGATATGAATTTATTGTACTGGTTTTAATGGGAGGTGTGAAAGATGATCGCTTTGGACTTTACTCAGTGGGCTGCCCTCTGGTATGTTGGCGGCATGATCTCCGGCGCGCTCGTTATGATCGCATTTTTCAATAGCTAATAAGGGAGGGCTAAAAAATGACGACGTTTGAAGAAAAAGTGAACGCATACCGCGAAAACAAGCGGCTTATTGAAGAGCTTGAAGCAATGAACGATGCTGTAAAGGCTGAAATTATTGATATGATGCACGGCGCACCCGAAATGGTGCAGGGAACTGCAAAGGCCATTTACAAGGACGTGCAAAGCGTTCGACTTGATAGCAAGCTTTTGCAGGCCGCGCACCCAGATATTTATGCTGAGTGCAGCAAGCGCACCACATACAAGCGTTTTAGCGTGGTATAAGGGGGTGCAACAAGTGATATTATCTTGCATCCTGTTTTTCTTCTGGTTTTTCTCTGCTTTGTTTAAGGCGTCGAAATGACACCGCCCGGACACTTTAGCGGGGCTGCACCGTAAAGCAACCCCGCCCCAGCCCGAAAGGACAAAAAACTTTCTTCAAGTCCTGTTTTTGGGGCCTGCGATATGATATACTGAAAAAAAGGGCAAAGCCCAGAAAGAAAGACATTACCATGAAAACTTACACTGAACACGAAATCAACGGCTTAAGCATTTACGTTGATGACGAAACCGGAAAAGTACACCATGCAGTAAATTGGAACAGCCCAAACCAAACAACGCTTTATCCGTACGCCTATAACACCCGCTCCCGTGTATGGGATAACGTCAGCGGAGATTACACGTTAGCAGGATTGAAACGCACAAAGCGATTGATTGAATGGCACTAATAAAATCGTCACCCGGTCCGCAATGGCCGGGCTTTTATTTTGCCCTTTTGCAATACAGCCCAATACAAGCGTTTACAGCGAGTTTTGCGCCGTCCATGCATCTTATACCGCACATGCCGCAAAACAGCGCACAGGGCTTTACAGCGGCTTTTCCTGAGATTTGCCCCATTTAACCGCCCACAATACCAGACCGGCAAAAGCGGATATAACGCCGCCTGCGCCACGCTGGAGCATATCACAGCGCCGCAGCACCTCCAGCGCATACCCAAATACAAGCGTCACGCCCGGACGCTGTACAGCTCAGCACAGCCGCCTATTATAATAAGGTATATATAAGGGTACGTCCCTATTATGGATCCATGCCAGCCGGTGCAGCATATCGCAGACCATGCCAGCCCGGCGGGGTCTCGATACCTACCGCGCCCGGCGGCTTGCACTCTGGCACTGGGTCAGCCTGACACGCTCCAACCGGCGGGGCAGTCTAGCAGCAGGAGCGCGGCGGGCGGCGCGGAACCATTGGCGGCTTGCGCCGCATCTCTTTTCGGGCTTTCGCCCGATAGCTAATAGAGGTCAGCAATAGTCGTAGCGTTCCGGCTGGAATAGTCGTAACAGCTTCTGGAATAGTCGTAGCCAATAGTCGTAATTTCTCCGATAAAATAGTCGTGAAATAATCGTAAAGTCGTCAGACGACTAGCTTTTGAAAGTCTTATATATCGTATAGTAACGAGCAGTCCGCTAATAGTCGCAGAACAATAGTCGTAGCATTTTCTAGCGAACCTTCGTCAAATAGTCGCGTGTTTTTTGTGTGAAATAGTCGTTTGCCTTTTAGGAAAAGAGAGGTGCGATAGTCGCTAAGTCGTCGGACTGCATAAGATTCATAATTCATTGCATATATTCACAATTTTATTCACCAACTAACCATACCAAATTCTTATGTCAACCGTACTTATTATAATATACGTTTATATATCCTAGTAACTATCTAGGGATTATTCTGCTGTAATAGTCGTACCATCCAATTCTGTCCGTTCCTGCTCGATTTAATTCCCAGTAACGCACTATGGTATCTCATTCAATCCATAGCATTCTACTAGGAATAGTTAATGCAATATTTATACATATTCAACCGACTGCAAAATGAAATCAATTCTCCATGTGAAATAGTCGTAGCAGTTGATTGATTTGATGCTATTACCCTATGCAGGTTAGATGCTGTTACCGTTAGAGGTCACCCGGTCGGCGCGGTGCGCCGGACGATAGAGGATGACGTAACGTAGAGGTTAGCTAGACGATCTGCCTATATTCAGCCAATAAGAACCTGACAGAAGATGCTGGTTACGGTCTGCTCTGCTGGCTAACGGTATAGTTTTGGAGATAGAGGGTTGCAGGGAGAAAGAACCTTTGCAAAATATTTGGTTGTCATTTTCAGTTGTCGCAGTTGTCGCACCATTTTGGCGTGGGGGCCTCAAACAATTTATTTGTTTGAGGGGGGATTATAGGGGGTAATAGGGGTTGTAGGGGAAAGAGGGGGGAAGATTGGTATGCAAACGCATCATGTGCATCCATTTGCATTCAAACGCATCACGCTTATAGTCGTATCCATATCAGCCCAAACGTCACTCAATCGAAACGGTTTCTGCTCAAAACCAGACATTGCCGTTTTCTCTCGATAAATAACAAGAGAAAAAGGCACGGAATAGTCGCAGAGGGTAGTTTTACCACCTGATACTATTCCATGCTTTTCATTCCGTTTGTTAATTGGTGATTATAGCGGAGATTTGAATTCTACTGTCTGCTTGCATCTTGCGCATACGCTCCGCAGCCGCTTCTTTCTGTTCGTCCGTCATAATTCTTGTGGTTGCAAACCGCACAAGGCGTTTGGGCATTTCATACCACTTGCCGTCCTTGTCCTGCTTGACCAGCTTGTACGACACAGGCTCCCGCTCGCACAGCTTGTCGAGCTTGCGCATATACACCGGGTCAGCGGTATAAACCGATGCAGTATCTTCCGCTGCGTTGAAGTTGACGATGGTCTCTTGTTCCAGTCGAGTGATGTTCATAATTGTTTTCCTCCGTTTGTTGATTGATGAAAAATATTTATGGGGTTCAGACGGTAACTTTATCGCCCAAACCCTGTTATCTGTTTTTCTTGCCTATTCTACTGTAACGATACGAGCGCAGAAGCGATGCTAGGTCTCTATCACTCAATCGCTTCGTATGTTTTCTCGAAAATGTCAGGTTTACACGGGTAGATTTCTCCATTTACGCCACGAATGATATAATCGCCAGTCCTCGCAATCATAGTCCCTTCAAGCGTTTTAATCTCGCACCACGCAGGTCCATCGTAAAACTTTCCAAAGTCATACGTAATAATATCATTGCTACTTACTGCATCCCAGAACCAATCTGCTCCAACAAGTCCTCGTGCATTGAGCTTGAATGCTTCGATAATAACTGGTTTCTTGCGGTATTTCATGTTTATTCTCCTCTCGTTACATCCACACGCATTCTTTGAACTGCTGCGTCTCCATCTGGAACGTGATGTCCAATGACCCCACGTTGCCCTCTTTGTTTTTCTCAAGCGCAAAGTGATAGTGCTGCTCCGGCCGCTTTTTCGTGGTCACGTTCTGCGCTAGCAGGATGATTGCATCTGCGTCCTGCTCGATCTGTCCGCTTTCTCGAAGGTCTGCGGCGGTCGGTGGGATGCCCGCTCTTGCCGTTTCTCGATTGAGCTGTGCAAGTGCTACCACCAGCGTTCCTGTGGACTGTGCAAACTCATGCAGTGCCATGCTGATTTCCGTGACAGCGCTGTATCGATCTTTCGCTCCGGCCTGATGGATAAGCTGCAAATAGTCGATGAACACTACTTTGGCCTGCATTCTGATGGATTGCGTTCTAATCCACCCAACGCTCTTACCAGCGGCAGAGCGGACGAACAGTGGGTATTTCTTGATGGCTGCCAGCCTGTCAAGCTCGTCAATGCTTACGGTCTTGTTTTTGACCGTGTGTAGCGGTACGCCTAGCTGGTTTGCAATGATACGAGCGTAGAGTGTATCCGGGTCGGTCTCTAGGCTGAAATACGCCACCTTGCGTCCGTTCTTGGCTATTTCACAGGCAAGTTGTAGGGACAGAGCGGTCTTACCGGCAGACGGTCTGCCGCCGATCACAACGAAGTTCCCCGGCACAAGATGCAAGTTGTTATCCAGCACTCTAAGCCCTGTGCTGATATACTCCGGCTTATCATCCAGCTTGCGGATATAGTTGTCTATGCCATCACACATCGGAATGAAATCGCTTCTCTCGTTGTGCAGGTTGATAGCTTCGCCCAGCCGCTCATAAATGCCTGTCAAGTCTGCGTATCTGGTCGAGCCATCAACGATTTTGAACGCAATCTCTCTGGCTCTGGACAATGCTGCCTGTTCCTTGACGATTCTAGCCCACCCAAGCATCATGTCATGGGTGACATTTCGGATGAACTCTGCACCAAAGGCATCCAGGCATTCACCCATTGCCTTCTTGCAGTTATCGTACCGCCCCATGACTTCTACCGGGTTCCACTTGTCGTTGTGTTCCCAATAGCCACGAATGGCAGCGAATGTATCATGCAATTCAAGGCAGAAATCGTCGATTTTAAGGTCTTGCAGCACATCGGCGTATTCCGAGAACGTGAGGACTGCCCCCAGCAGGATGTATTGGGTCTGATTTTCAATATTCACCGCAGAAAGTCTCCCTCGTCAGGCAATTCAGCCATTGTCTGCTGATAGCCGCCGTTCCAGTCCTTCACGTTACGCATCCAGTTCCGTGCAGCAGCTTTCCAGTCCTTCATAGGCGATTTGCTGACCTTCCAGCCATTTGCCGTGAAGTGGTCAACAAACCGCTCTGCTTCTGATTCCATGTAGCCCTTATCGGCAAAGTATGCTTTGGCCTGCTCGACAGTCGGTGCTTTGAAGCGTTTGACTTCGTTGGTATTTTTCTTTTCACATTTTTCTTTTTTATCAGATTCAGATACAGAATCAGATACAGATAAGCTACCATTCGTATCAGTTGGTATGTTTGGTATACCATTTATACCATTCGTATCCTGTGATACCATTGGTATGCTTTTGTATTTTTTATCGTTCCAACGCTTGTTTATATTTTTCTTGTTTGCTTCTCGTCTACGCTTATCACGTTCTTCCATCTTCTGCACGTTCATATCATCGAACGCTTTTACGACTTTCCAGAGCATCCGTATAGCACGGTCGTTGTCGTATGCTGGCTCAAGTCTGGTCTCGACGTATTGTGCATAGTTGCGGACGAACGTTCCAAATTCCTCGTCCGTCAATTCGTCCATCGCATGAACGTGTTCCAACAGGAGAATCATTGATGTTCTCGGCTTGTGTTCCTGCTCCATACTCAGTCCTCTTTGTAGCGTTTGTTCCATGCTTCGATAAGTTCTTTTTTAATCTTTTCTTTATCAGCTTCGGAACAATCAGAGTTGTATAGCTTGCTCTCCATGAATACCCGGCACTTGCATCCATTCTTGCCGTTTCCTCTTGTTATAGACATCCAGCTTATCAAATAGTCGCCTAATTCGGCAATGGCAACTTCTCCACCGCAGAACGGGCATCTTTTGAGTTCTGTCATTTTCTAAATCCCTCTCTCGTTCTCGTGATTCGCTTATGAGCCTTTACAAGCCTTTCGCCTTTGCCGTACGCTGGGCGGATATGTTTTGCCTTGATGTACCCGCAAGGCGGCTTCGGCCCAAAGTCGAAAAGGCTCAAGTCCATAATGATGATGCCAAACTTCTTGTTCGTCATATTCAAGCCTCCTTTGGCTCTTCTGGCGCATACGTCCAGTGCGTCACAACATACCAATCGCCGTGTTCTAGTGGGTCATTGAATTCATCTCGCCACGCCTTTTTACCGAATGCTGGCGCATAAAATCCAAGTCTCATGTATCGCTCATAGTCATTTTCGTTTTGGTAGATATGTTTTACCATCAGAATCAACATCGGAGCATCTGACGGCGGCAATTCATCTCGCACAGAATGCCATGCATACTTATCCATCTACATCACCTCATACCATCGGAAACGCCATCCAATGCGTCACCGTCACATCTTCCGGCAGTCTCTCGCCTATCTCATCCCAGAACTGACCGTCTGCGTAACAGCCAAGAAAGTACGCTGTCGGCGAGATTCCTTGCAACATTTTTCCATCTTTATTACACCACGTTGTCTTAGCCGCGAGCAACAAAGGTTGCGTTCGCTCTCGTGGCGGTTCGCTTGCCGGATGCCAAAGTGTGTTACTCATAACCTGTTCTCCATCAAAGAGCCACAGTTCGGGCAGTAGTTCCAACGTGTGTGATGATTTTTTGTGTGGCATCTGCTACACTCGAACCTTGTGAACGTATCGTCCTGTACAATCCATTCAGCGGTACGCTCTAGGCTGTCGGAGCATTTCCCACAACGTCAAAATGGCATTGCCAATACCGCAAGCACAGCATCTAACTCCATTGTAATTCTCGCAGCCATCGCAATATGCTTTCTGGATTCTTTCAATAAGTGCGTTTCGTTCAAGGTATTCTGGATAATTAGCCATTGTCTTTCGCCTCGATTGTTGGCGCAGTGTCGATGTAGTCAAGCACATCGTCTAGCGCGTAGCCCATGTAAGCGTACTCGACAGTAAACTCTTGCTCTAATTCCTGCATCCATTCTTCAATGCGCTTCCGTAGTGCATTGGCATCAATCGGTCTAGCTTCCATTGCTCTTTCTCCTTTCAATCTCATTGTAAACCGCCTTGTAGAACATATCCCACGTTTCATAGTCGCAAGAATCGCCAAAGTCGAACCCAGCCATCTTGCGTTCGGCAATGTCACGTTCAAAGCAATCAAGGGTCTTGTCGGTCAGCTCTGGCAGAAGCGGTGTGATGTATCCGCATACAAAGCTAGGCATATATGACCGTCTGCCCAAGCAATAGCGGACAGCTCAGTTGCAGACCGCTCCAAAGTCATCATTGGTTGGGTCTACCACGCCTTTTGGCACATCCGACTTCAAATCGTTCACGCTGCATTGAAGGGCTTCTGCGAATTTTGCCAGCTTCGATTCTTTTTTCACGCCACGCTTTTGCTTTTCAACGGCACTGACGTACGCACTGGTTGTTCCAATCATCCTTGCAACATCTTTCTGCGTGATGCCAAGTTCAAGCCTGCGCTTTCTGATTTTCTCCCCCGTTGTCATACTCTTCCAGTTCCTTTCTGATTTGCTGGCGTTCAATCTGCTTCAATCTTGCCTTTGCCAGTTTGCGGTTGTCAGCCTTACGAATAGCCCAGTTATTGCGGTGGTTTGCCCACGCTGCAAAATAATGGCTAAACTCGCTTTGGTCGTACCAGCCCTTGCCAATAAGCCCTTTATAGGTCTGCTGACGTTTCATCTTTCTTCTCCCATTCTTTGCAACCACGTTCATCCCACACAAAGTCTGCAACGTGTTCTGACTGGTCGTTCACGCACACGCCTTCCGGCTCTGCGTACCATTTGCAAGAGCCACAGGACGGCTCGGATTTGTTCTTGCAGGATTCTGCTGTGCATCGGATAGCCTTGCCAGCGGAGAACTGCTTGATGCCCATGCAAGAGCAATGTTCGGTGGTGCAGTAGAAGTTCATTCCTCTATCTCCTTCCATCCGATAAACTCGCATAAACCAACAGTGTTATTGTCGCAACGATGAATGAGGACTTTATCGCTTATTTTGAATTTGGCGATAAACCCAATTTTGCTTTCTTCCATTTCGTTTTCAAACATCCAATCAACAATGTCTTTGTCGATTCTGACATCGCCTTCGTCCGTCATAGTCGCAAAGCACTGTTTGCATCTGTAAAGAGCACACTTTTTCATTATATCTGCCCTCTATTTCTCCTTCTGTTGGCATTGAACCGCCCGATCACTCGCTTATACTCCTCATAGCACTCTGGGCACAGGTCGTCTGTGTCCCTGCGCCACGCCCAGTCTTTGAAGTATTCGTCAGGGTTCATCATTCTACCGCCCTGTACAACTCCGCAGCGGTCGCATACTCGCTTGTGGTAGATTCCTCTGTCAGTCCGCATTAGTCGTCCTCCCCAACGTCCTTAAACCGGATTTCTTTGTCGGTTTTCCAGTCTTTGATTTTGCACGGAATGTCTGTGCCGGGCACGGTCTTTTTCAGACCATCCATCTGCCAGATGTTCCATGAGATGATATCTGCGATGCAGTCAAGAAACATAGGCATACAGCCGATTTCAAGACGTTTTGCATCAAACCGATACCTAAAATTTTCAACCAGCGTCAGGAACAGATTGCACCGTGCCAGCAAGAGATTGTCTCCCTGCCACTCATAGCCGTATGTCGATGCGTAGGCATTGATTGCCCAGCACATCCACATATCGTAGTCATGGAACTGCTCTGCCAGAACATTTAGCTTCCTATCCAGCAGACCGATTCTGTCTGGCACAGCAATTATCTGCCCTGTGGTGGTGTCGTATCTGCTTGTCAGGAACGGTGCTTCTCCGCAGGTGACTTCAAGGCAGGTCTTGTTTATGTATTCCTTCCAATCCTCGCCCTTCAGGTCGTTTTCTGCAACGTCTGCCATCTTCTTGCAGACCCATGTCGGCGTAAACACCTCTGCTTTCTTGCTGGTGCGCTTCTTTTGGTCTGCATGCCGTTTCTGCACACGAGGAACAAGTTGAGCCTTGTCCAATTGCTCCATCGTGATTTCATCCGCAAAGCCAACGCCGAGTTCAGGCGGTGGGTCTGTCGCCCAGATGATGTTCTTTCCTGTCGTGTGGTCTTGCAAGAGGACAGGCAGGAACGTGCGTAAGCAGGGGTCGGAGAAGTCAATCAACGGGGTCAGGGGTGTATCCATTGTGGTTGTTTCATTCTTTGATTTCTTTCCCATTCCATTTCTCTCCAAAAGACGTTTATGCGCTTTTTCTGTTCGATTTGTGATAGCCTAAAGCCCTCTGACTGCCTACATTTTGTGATGCCAACAATGCGGCTTGCATAGTGCTTCGGACAGCAACGCTTGCCGGGAATTGGCGGTTCATCGCAATAGGCGCAAGTTCCAGATGTCCTTCTGTATTCCTTGCTGTTTCTCGCTCTCTTTTGAGCATCCTTTGTTCGGCATTCGATGCAAGAGCGATAGCCTTTTGACATCGGACGTTTCAGGCAAATGGTGCAAATTCCTTTCGCAGCCAGCCTTTTGCGCTTTTCACGTTGACGCTTATTGCGTTTTTGCAGATACGCAGCTTTTGTTTCGCCTGAAAGGTTTTCGTATGCTTGCGTGTGCCTTTCGAGGTCTTTTGCCAAACACTCCGCACACGATACTCTGCCCGGCATTGCATCGTTCTGACCGCAATGGATGCAGATGTGATGTTCTTTATACATCTGCCGTAACGCTTTGCTGCTCATTTCACTATTACATGCTCCGTCGCGTAATCGCCATAACAGTTGCACTTAAGCCATTTGTATTTTGACGAACCTTCCGCAAAATCGAACTTCCATTTTTGGATTCTTTTGATACGTCCACAAACCGTACATCGGACTTTGATTATTCGTTTGTCTTTGTAGGGCTCAAATGATATTTCGGTGAGTTTGCATATAAGTTTTCCGTCTTTCGTAAAAAGAAATCCGTTCATTCCTCTTTCACCTCTCTGTACTCCACGTCAATCTCCTTCGGCAAAGCCGTCTGGTACTTCTGGGCGAGCTGTTCTGCGCTCTGGGCATCGCCCAACGGCTGTTCCGGCGGCGCAACGGTGACTTCCACGTTGTCACGCATACCAAAGTAGTTCTTGGCTCGGAAAATCCACTCTGCCGGGTTCTCCTGACCGTACATACCGTTGTATGCCCACATGGACTGCATTTGCAAAATCAGCTTCAGAATGTACTTCTGCTGCAAACTGTCGTCACGGCGTTTGCCCGCCATAATCTGCTTCAGGCTCACCCATTCGATGCCCAGCACCAGTGCAATCCATTCCACAACAGGGGAGATTCTGGCTTCGATGCAAGCGTCAAAGAAGAAGTCAAGGCGCTGCTGCACCTCAATTGGGTTGTCCATGTCCACGCTCGGAAGGTCGCCAAAATATTTGGCTGCAATCATGCCGATGACCTTCTTGTCCTCTTCATCACCGATTCTCGACTGCAAATCGCCTGTATTCATCATCTTCGACTTCTCGATAGCCAACTCCTGTTGTTCTTTCACTTTTTTACTCACCTGTGAGCGGATAGATTTCCGCTTGTTAAGCATCTGCTGTTTCTTCTTCTCTCGCTCTTTCTCACGCTTCGCATCGGCTTCTTCTTTCGCCTTTTGCGCCCGCTTCTCACGCTTTTTCTTCTCAGCTTCAGTCAGCGGCGGTCTTCCACGACCACGCTTCGGGGGTGTTGCCATGTATCAGACCTCCTTTGGCGGTTCAGGAGCAGGCATCCAATGTGTAACGGTATATGGGATTTCGCTTCCAAGTTCGACCCAATAGCCATCAGATGTCATAAAGCCGAAAATCATAGCCGCATTATCGCAATACGCAATTACAGTTTCAAACGCTTCTGGAAGTTGTTTTTTTACGCTAATCCAATCGTTCATGCTCTCACCTCTTTATCTTCGTTTCGATGTTGTCCAGCTTCAATGCAATCTGCCAGACGGAACAGCAGTTGTCCAACTGTCGCCACCAAGCGCACTTTTCTTTTTCGCATACGCACCGACCAAGCGGATTGCTGGTCATCTTCATCGGGCAGTAAAGTTCGTTGTTTATTAGTACTCCTTTTCGATATGAACCCTTGCAACGCCGACCATCGCATCATCGGAGCAGCTCATAATCCTGCCATTACGGAGCGACACGCAGTTATATATAGTGCCGTTGCAAAAGATGGGGTTGCACATAATCTCACTTGTCTTCATATTAAGTTCGCCTTTGTAGTAAAACGGTTCTCCTTCCTTGAGCGAATCAAAACGAACTCTCTGTTTGCCATGCTCTCCACGAATTTCCATTTTTACCTCCCAAGAAATACAAACGCCCACTTCATCCATTCGGGGATGTTTGCGGAAAACAAGCCCTTATACATAAAGATGGAAAGTACGATAGACGAAACCGCCACGACTGCAATAAAAGCGATTACAACGCCTTGCAGAATCGCAAACTTTCTACGGCTTCTTTTCATGCTCTTTTCAATGTCATAAAGTCCGTTGTACATGATTTTTCTTAGCCCTCCAACTGGAGATGAGCGTTTACCATCTTGACAGAGACAAGCTCACCTATCTGCAAAAACTCTCCGCTTTTCAGGTTGATACCGCCAGACAACTTGCTTACCGAAAGTTCCACGCTGGCTTTCATGGAAATTTCGCCATTCAGCTCAAACACATCTCCATATTCCAGACACCCAAAATTAATTTCTTTTCTCTCAATATCACAAATTTTCATCATTTCAACCCCATCACAACAGCCGTACAAGCGACCAGACACACGTTGACGAACAGCCAGACGAGCATTGCCTGCCGTTCTTCAAACAGGCTGTCTGCCATGTCCTTGATTGTCCGTTCGGACTGAACTACCACCGCTAGAAGGACTAGGCAGACCAGCCAGCGAGTTGCAAATTCAAACATACTAATCCCTCACTGTTACATCGCAACTTATGCATCTCATTGTTTCGCCACAAATCGGGCATTTTGGACTTTCTGGATTCTTTTTCATCACTTCCGTTGCGAATCGAGGGTCTGTAATCTGCGTTTCAGTCCAACACAAATCGCACTTAAACTTTACACTTGTTATGCACCGTTTCTGCGGTCGCATCCAGAAAGCGTCTTGAATTTCTTTTTGTGTCAAAAACGCAATCGTTTCTTCATGGTTCAGCAGTGCCATTGTTATCCTCCATCAAATCGTCCATGCTCAACTGACCACTGACGTTGTCATCTTCCATCCACCAGCGGAAAACGTCCATACCGGTCTGCCAGTCGTCTGTCGCAAATTTCTTCCCTTCAGATTCAATATTTCTCTCTTTACGAGCTTTCAGCATTCTTTCAAAAGCTGAGATGTACATTTTCTCGTAAGCAGGCCAGCGCATAAACTCGCGCTGTCTGCCTCCCCTACCAGCCATAGGGCAACCGATGCAGCCAACACGCTTCTGCCCTTCGCAATACAACGGATTGATAGGCAAGTGTTCGCTGTGCGTGTAGTCCCATACATCATCGTCAGACCAGTCCACGATCGGATTGACGGTCATCTTACCCTTAAGGATGCAGGTTTCGAACAGTTGTCGTTTTTCATCGTTGTCGCCCATCATCGTAATTCTTTTTTCTTTGTTACGATGGTTAAACTCCATAATCCCACGATTGTTTTTTCTCGATGTCGACTCAGCCCAACGAACGCCAGTTGCAATAAAGCGATTTTTACCAGATGTTTCCTTCAACACAGAACAACAGTAGCGCATAAGCCTCGTTGGTGGAACCATGATTTGCGGAATCAGCGTCCACATGGACACAGGCTTGTCTTTGTATCGTGGCATGACGATGGAGCATTTGATTCCACGCTCTTCCATCGCCTTGAACTGCTCACGGATGAAATAGGCCGTCTCCGGCGCATCTGCTGTGGTGTGACTGTTGACCACCTCGAAGTTGATTCCTGCACGTTCAGCTAGAGCCACAAGCACCTGTGAATCCTTGCCGCCAGAGTATGTGACCATCAGCGGTTTCTTGTACCGATGCTCGGATAGCCTTGCAGCATCCTGCAACCGTGCGATAGCAAGTTGTTCCTTATCCATCAGCTCCACCTTTTTCTCAGCCCTCCGCATCTTCAAGAAATGTGATTGCGTTTTCTACCCTCAAAGATGCAGATTCGAGCATATCAACTGCGTTTTTTGAGATTTCGTATGCAACCATATTACGCATAGACTTCTGAATTTTTATAAAAGCAGCAGATTCTTCACCGTATAGTGCATCAATCTGCGTCTTCAACTGGCTAAGCGAGTCTGCGATTTCGTGGATCTGCTTTCTTCTGTGCTTATTCATCAGCTCCACCTTTCCCTCAGCTCTTTTTCGACCTGTTCTGACTTTGCTGTGATGTAATCTGCGAACTCGTCAGGGGTCATGTCCTCTTCTTTGAACTTGCCGACCATCTCCCAGTACCTGTCACCAATGCGGATGATTTTCTGCACCTGTTCATCGGTCAGGTCTGCATCGCACCGAAGATTCTGAATCAGTGCGCCCCATGTGGCGGCGATGCCATCCAGAGCCATGCGAAAGCCGTACAACTGGTTCTGCCGTGCGATTTTGCGGAGGTTGGCTGGCTTAACCTGCTTTCCGCACAGGGGGCAGTTTCCAAATTTATTCATCCGACTGCTCCTTATCTGCGGAAAGTTCGAATGTAACTTTTAGCTTCTTGTTTCCAACAACGCCCCATACTTTTTCGAGTTTCGTTTTGTCTAAACTATCCATTTCAATAATAAAATGAGACAGAACAGCGGAAACTGCTTCATCGGTCACATCAGACCTGCTTCTCCATAACTGCAATCCATCTTTCCGCTGCTTTATCATCGTTCCGGCATAGATAGTTCCGAATAGTCCGCATCCAACATGATATTCAACCATTTTTATTCCCCTTGCTCACTTCTGTTCTCCCTTCAGCCATTCGTTCAGCTTTGCCATGCAAGAGGGGCAAAGGACAACGGTTTCATCTCTTATCGAGTAAATTCCTTTATCATCGCCAGCAAGGCACTTTACAATAGAATTGCTTTCAAATTGGTCAAGTTCGTCATCAAACGGTGTCATGTATTTCACATCGTTGGAAAGCAGAAACGCTTCACCGCATCTATCGCAAACCATTGTCATTTTCACCACAACTCCCAACTAGCCTTGAGTTCTTTTCCGATTTCAACCGAAAGTTTCTTGATGATGTTTCTTGCGTGTTCATACTGAGCTTTCACGCCGTATGAATAATCTGTTACAACCTTCTTCGGGCTTTCATTGCTTCTCATTTTCTTTCTAAGGTTTTCTTCGTTCTCCATAAGGAGTTCGCTTTGGTACAGCCCCAGAAGCCTTACCAATCCTTGTTTTTCAGACAGTTGCATTTTCTTTCTCCAATCTCTTTAGCAGCCCATCCACGTCATACCGCCAATGGACACGCAGCCTTTTTGCTTTGACCTCTATCCCCTCTTGCTCTGCCCACTGCCAAGGGATGCTTTTGCGGCTTTCGTTGTAACGGAACGCCAGAACCTTGCTAGCAGGGATTGCAAAGGTGCGGCTGACCGCTCTGTAATTCACTATCACATGGGCGGTCTGACCGCCGTACCCCATTGCTTCCACCATATCAGTGATGTGCTTTTCCTTGCGGTATTTGCACTTTGCCTTGTCGTACTTGCCGAATACCTTTTCCAGTGGGATAGAGGGTGTTTCGATGGTTTTCAGCTCAAACAGGTGGTTCATCGGATATCGGTACACAAGGAAATCGCAGATGTTGTCGATGGAAAAGGACAGGTTTTCGTTGCCGCCGTAGTAGGTGGCAGCACTGTCTTTCAAACGGTAGCACCACGCATCGGACGGGACAGATGCCTTGAAGTCTGCTTCAAACTGCTTGCCGGTGTTCATGCGTTGTCCTTTGGTTCATCGGGTAAAGGCATCCAGTGGGTTACGTTTTCAAGTCGTTTTTCATCAAACGTTGTCAGCCAATCACCATCGTCTGTAAGTACTGCCGTTTGCATTCTGCTCGTTTCGTCATATACTGTTTCGTCAAATACCAGAACAGGCTTGCTTTCATACCAAAGCGTACATTCTCTGTCTCCATCTACTTCGGTAACTTCTTCCGTCATTTCAGGCAATTCGTCTTTGACACTTGTCCATGCGATAGATGGGTAGTTTTCAAGCTGTTTGGCAAGTGCCAAAACAAGGTCAGCAACAGCGTCAAGGGCAACGCCTTTATCGTATTCAGAGTAAATTCCGCTGTTCATAAGCGCCTTGGCTTTGTCTTTTTTATCGTTCCCGCTTTTCTTCCACGTTTCAATAAACGGCTCTACGTCAACAAGTCTCATCCTCGTTCACCTCTAAATTCACGGAATATAAGTTGCCTTGTCAGCAGGTTTTTCCATTTCCTTCATGATTTGCTTGTGTTCTTCCACTGTCATGTTGTTCGGGCAGAATCGCTTGTCCACCAGTTCAAACGGTTGCATATAGTGGTCAAGAACATCTCGTGCTTCTTTTCGTGCTTTTTCTGCACACATTTCGATGTATTCTTCTTCGGTCATGTTGTAATCGGTAATGCAATCGACCACCGAAGAAAACCGGCACAGAAGACCATTAGGTTGTCTTGCAATGAAAGCTCCCATTTATCGTTCACCTCTAAATTCACTTCCGAGAAACCGCTTCTTGCCACGTTCCCGGTGCTTATCCTCATAATCACGGTGGTACACGCTCTGGCTGTGGTTCAGCTCATACACGAATGCCTTGCGTTCCTCGAAGTCTTTCTTCTCTGCCTTGTACTTCTCGCAGGTGTCGTGGCAAGCTTGGTGGCGTGATGTGCAGTTGGGACAACAGGTAATCATCTTTCCAAACGCCCGTCCAGCCAGATAGCGCAGCTTTTATATAAGGTAGGCGGTTAACGGCTTACAAATCAGAATGGCAGCGAACCATCCGGCTCTTCAATCAGGGAAAAGTCATCGTTCCCGCCCTGCGAGTAGTCAGAGCCAGACCCGCCAGCCAGCGTTTTCTTCGGTCTGACATCATAGTCGCCGGAACGAATCTTGTCCACGCTGGTAAAGCGGTCAACGACCAGCTTCGTCTTGACATTGCCATCGTTGCCCATGTACTCTTCTTCACGGAGAACCACGCCGACCAGCTTGCCACGCAGGGTCTTTTCGTCGTTGTTGAACTTGTAACCGGGATTGGACTGCTCCACAGCGGTGATAAAGCCCTTGAAGAACGGCAGCGCCTTTTCTTTGTAGCTCTTGATGGTCTTGCCGCCCCATGCCCATTCGCCAGGATTCAGCTTGCCACGCTCGATGAGGGAAGCGGTCTGCTCACGCCAGTAGCCCTTGAACTCGCCCTCTGCGACTTCCCACTCGATGTTCAGGCGCTCCTTTGCGGGTTCGTCCGTTGCCTTGCAGATACCGGCAACATAGCCGCCAACAGGCAGGTCACGGCGTTCGGTGGCTTCCTGCACGTCATTCCAGTTGATGTTCTTCATCTGTTACTCTCCTTTGTTATCCGGCTGAACCGGGATGTTGTAATACTCACGGATGGTCTTGTCTACGGCAGCGAGGTCGTTCTCGATCAGCGCATCGTTGAACATCCCAAGAGGGGTTTTCACGGTGTCCATCCCATCATTGCGGGTGCTGAACAGGTATCGCCCATCCTGCACAACGGTTTTCAGAACGATGGTGAAGTATCCTTCCACGCAGACCTTCTCGTCCAGTAGCTTGCCGATGGTCTTAAACTTCTCGCCACCGTCTCCGTCACGCTCGCTGTGACCGAAAAAGTAGACCACCACATCGTCCGGCAGTTCCTTCGCCCGCATCAGAAGAGCGTTGAAGTTGGCTGCCATGTCGGTAAACTTCTGGTATCCAGCGACCTTTGCGTTCCGCATGAACTCGCCGGTCATAAGGTAGGTGGCATCGTCAATGACGATGGACTTACGCTTTGCACTCCTAAGAACAATGTCGATTTTGGTATAATCGTCCATGTGTTCGCTTTTTTTATACTCACTCAGGATAAGAGTTTTCATCTTGCTTCGGAACGGCAGCGGCTTGCCAAGCACGTTGATAACCGCAACCTGTTCCGGGTCAAAGTTCCGAAGCGAAGCGGATTTACCACTGCCGGAGTGACCGTAGACCATTACTAATACTGCCATTTTTCTTTCCTTTCTTTGGCTTCATTAGGCTTCATTGTTCTTACTTTGGCTTAACTCGGCTGTACAAAATCAGCCAGCCATCAGTTCTGCCAACTGTGCACGGAGGTCTTTCAACTCCGCTTCCCTGTCCTCGATTTCAGACCGCAAGTCCTCAATCTCAGCCAGCCGGTCAGCTTCTTTGGCTTCTGCTTCCTGCTCACGGGTTAGGAAATACGCACCGTCCTCCGGATCGGTCACGCCACCGAATCTGTCAAGGTTAATCATCTTTTGGTCTCCCTCTCTTGCGTCCTTCTTTGATTTGCAACGCACTGTACCACTGGTCTTTGTCGATCTCGATGGTCGACCACCGGTGGTTACAGGCAATGCACTTCTTGCGGCGAACAATGCTGTCATGGTCTGACCGACTGTCAATCGTTGTAATGTTGTCGCTACCGCACACTGGGCATTTCACCGTACATCCCTCCACTTGTTAGTATGAGCGGGAATGCGGTTCACCTTCCCCATCCGTTCGTTATCTTCATGCTCTTTTTCCGCGCTCACTCCAAGCGCGCACAAAACCAGAGCAGTGGCTAGTAACATCAGCGAAACAAATGCCCATCCAAGCATCTGTACTGTAGTCTCGCAGCCATTTATTGTATCGCCACAGCTAACGGCTACGATTGCGGCGACAATACCAAGTATGGTAAGCACGTTTCCTTTTACAGTTTTCATTTTGTCCCTTCTTTCAGAATGATATCGAATAAAAATGGTTTGCTTGCATCAATCACGACTATTGCATTTAGCACTTCGGCTATTTTTGCAAGCGTATCAGCCTTAACGCCCGTCTTGTACGGTGCTTTATTTGGGCTTGTAATGTTGTATATCGTTGGAGCTGACACACCGCTTCTGCGGATAAGCTCTGATGCCTTCATATTGCGTTCTTCAAGAGCGGCTTCCAGTGTCATTCTTTTCACCACTTTTGCTACCAAAGCTCAAAATCCATGCAGATGCCATAATTGCTGCAATGCAGATGACGAGCCACGCTCCTTTAGTTCCGATCAGAAGCATAATTTGATGCATCAGCCAAAAGTTCAGAAAAAACGTCGCCAGAACCACCGCAAGCGCTACGCCACCCATCATTGCGATTTCTACAAGTGCTTTCATTTTTCTCCTTTCGTTTTTGAATGTTTTTCAGCCGTTCCTTTTCACGGCTGTGCCAGCGGATTTCCCGCTGGCCATAATATTTACCATTCATAAGTCAGTTCTCCTGTCGCGAGCATCCTCGACACTTCGCCATAATGCTTGCCCAGCTTATCTGCAAGAGCTTGAACCTGCCCTATGGATGGAATCTTTTTTTCTTCCAGTGCTTTCTTGTTTAAGGCTCGTTCTCTTCGTATGCTTTGATGTTCCGCAATACTTGCAAAGGCTGCATCTTTCGCGCAATCTTTGTGGTATTTTTGTGCCGCAGACATTTTAATCATTGGCTTACCGCACCATTGGCACACGGTTTTTACTGGAGTGAACCCACATCCTGAGCTCAATGCTTTACGTCTCGCGCGCTTTTGCTCGCACGAGACATCTCTTTTACATTGTGTGCAATATTTTTTGCGTGGGTTTACCCTACCCAAAAAAGCTCCGCAGCGCTCGCAATATTTAATCTCCATCTTCATTCGGTTTACCTGCCTTTTTGGCTTCCCGATTGTGACGTTCAAAGCACTGGTTGATGGACTTTTCCATCCACAGCACCTTGTTGGCATCGTTTCTGGACACGCCAGCAGCCATTGCAAGCTTCAGTCTGCGCTTGCGGCTTTGCGCTTTACGAAATTTCATCACCAGCACTCACCAGCCTTGTCTGTGATGAACTTCGGGACTTCACTGCCTGTGGCAACGCACAGCGCAACTAGCTTTTCGACCCAGATGTCAAACAGACTTTCTTTTGGCATATAGCACTGACCAACACAAGGCTCATTAAAGCTTTTCCAGATCGTCAGGCCGACAGCTCCCTCCGTAACCGTCCATATCATACTGTAGCCTTCATTGCACAGATTGTACAAAATGTCTCGTGCTCTGCTTTTGGCTTCGTTGATTTCAAAGGCATCCCAGCGCTTTTTGCTTTCCTCGTAGGCTTCCACCGCCTTGTTAATGGCGTTGTGCGCTTCGTTCGGGTATTCAAGGTCTACTTTCAGTGTCAAAATCCTCTCCATGCTTAGTCCTCCTTCTGCTCAATTTCAAGAATCTTGCAGATGCTCTGGATAATCTTCTCCGGCTTTCGCTCGCCACGAAGAATCTTGTAGAGGTACGAATCATCAAGGAACAATCCAGTATCGCTTTGAACCGCCTGAATCAGCTCCGTTTGCTTCATACCTCGCTGCAACAGCTTCATCTTCACTTCCAGCTCAAAGCCAGAACGGAAGTTTTCTTTCAAAATCCCACCTCCATTTGCCAAAATCTATTGACAAGTACGGAAAACTGTACTAATATAAGGGTGTAGAGAGTTTATATCGTACAGTGTTCTGTACTGCCTATGTCTGTATTATAGTACAGGCTTCTGTACAAGTCAACTCTTTTGTACAAAATTCTGTGCATTTGTATACTTGCACAAATTTGGGAGTGTTCTTATGTCGGACTTGTACAGCAACATCCATGCACTCTGCGAAAAAGAGGGCATCAAAGACGGAACTCTTTGCAGCAACATTGGGATTCGCCGTAGCTTTCTTTCTGAATTGAAAGCTGGAAGAACTAAAAGCCTGTCCACAGAGGTTCTTTCTAAGATTGCAGCTTATTTCAACGTATCAGTTGACTATCTTCTTACTGGAAGCCAAAAAGAAAACCCGCCCCAGCAGCCGCAAAGTGAAGTCGATGCAGCAGTGGAGCGGATTAGAAGAAAACTTGAATCTATGCCAAAGGAGCAGCGTGAAGCTCTGATGAATCTGATCGAGAAGATGTAACGGTCATGCCCGGTAAAATAAAAGAATCCCTTGTGCCGGGCTGGTATAGCTCTGCGCAAGGGATTTTCTGTTACTCTAGGTCTAGGGCTTGCTCTGCTGCCGGAATCTTTTCCGGGTGTTCCAGCAGCCATGCAATAAATCGGTCAATCTTGGCTCTTTCCTGTTCACTCATTGTGTCATATCCTCCCGATCGGTAAGTACGGACGTTCATTTGATACGATTATACATCTTCTAGTTGTCAAGTCAATGTATTTTGAACAACTTCGTAAAAATCGAACGTTTTCTTTACATCCATTACTTCACATCAGGGAAGCCAAAAATTGCAATGACAATGATTAAGAGCCACATTAAATTTAAGTTACCCTTTGCTTTGTAACATTCCGTTGAGCATGGAACGAAAGGGGTTATCCGGTAAATCGTCCAGCACATCTGCTTTGACAAGCGCATTTGTGCTGATGCTGTGCGAAACATTGTTTAGCTGCACAATGGCATCGTCTAAGTCTTTTACTGTTGCTCCACGCCGTTCCATTGACTGGAGGAAGGTTTTCACTTCTTCAAGAACGACAGGGTTCTCGGCTTTATAGAATCCATTCGTAAAGTCCATCTTCTTCTCCTTTCACAGTTCCGCAAGCTGTCCGTCAATGCGTTCGATGTTGTCTGCCGGGCCTCGCCCATCGTCTAAAGCGGCTATGGCGCGTTCCAGAACGTTTTTTGCTTCTTCATAAGCAGACTTATCAGCATCGTTGTTTGCAAGGTTGTAGACCAGTTTTAAAGCGGTCTGGCGGGCATAGGGAATGAGCATGGTGTCAATCTGGTTCATACACTAACCCTCCCACGGTTTCGGCGTTTTGTTTTCGTTCGGTTCAGATGCGGGCATTCCGTCAATGATAATCATGTTGTTACCTCCTGTTTTGATTGTTTTTTCGATGGTACAGTTATAACACAGGCTGCTGTTGGTTCTCCATAGCAGCTTTTTCCATTTTATGGCTTGTCGAATCCAGCCGTTTTGCCGGATTTTGTTGAAAGGGTGAGAATTTATGGATGAATATTTGGTAAGAACAGCCAAAGCATTAGAGATAGCTCGAATGCGTTCCGGTTTGAGCCAACAGAAGTTGGCAGCACGGATGGGCGTAAATCGTGGCACGGTAGCAAATTGGGAGCAAGGTCTGGCAGCAATTTCCCTGCCGATGGCTATGCGCTGGTTCACCTGCTGCGGCGTATCGGTGGCTCGATACATGGACGCTTGCATTCATCCAGGGCTACTGGAACACCTTGAAGATGACCTTTCCGATTTGGAGGAACGGCGAATTCTCATAGATGCTATGATGGAGTGTTCCTCATACGAAATAGATGCCTTGCTGTACATCCGGTACGGAGATCACGGTTCAGACCACATCGGTGTGCTGACGGAGATTCTAGCAAACCTCCACACGCCGTTGAAGGACAGGGTCGCTGTTTGCCGGATGGTGTCTGGTAGCTATGAGATAGCGCAGGCTACCGGAACAGACCCAGACCCGAACGGAACCGCCCCAAAGATGGAAATTCTCTATCAGGCACAGGACGCCGGAACAGAAGCAGCCATGAAGTCCAACGATTCCTATACCGTGAATCCCAATAATATAACTGGATGATTGTCGAATTATCGAAGTTTTTACGGTATACAGGGGGACGTGCTCCACTTTTTGTACACAATAGGCCTGTTATAAATATGGTTTTGGGTTGTCATTTTGTCCCCCATAGAATCGTAAATGGTGGATTTTTGCAGATGTAATTAACGAACTCGCGTGAAATTTTCGTTCATCAAAGCGTGACTTGTCAATTCGTCCCCTATTGGTGTGATTGCACTCCATTTTCTGTACACGATAGAACCGTCAGGTAGGTTATAGGGCTTGATGGACGTTTCTTATTCAGCAAAAAAGTTGTCGTTTTCCACAATCTGCCCGTTGAAGAGAAGAAATTGTTGAAAATGTATCGTCGTCACTATTTGATGATGATTATTTATCTCTTGTTTATCTCTTGTTTATATATATAGTAAGAACGTGTACAAAAAGTGGAGCATTGTGTACATAAAGTGGAGGAACGTGTACAAGAAATGGAGAGTATCGTGTACAAAAAGTGGAGTATCGTGTACAAAAAGTGGAAGTCGATTGTTGAAAAAATAATTGTGTACAGAATCATTGACGTGTACACGATACAGTGGTATAATAGGGTAGAAGAAATGAGGTGATGCAATGTCAGAATTGACAGGAAACAACCTTGTCGAAAAGAGCAAGGCATTGGTTTGGGCGAAGTTTACGGACTACACAGCGGGTGAGCTTCGGCTGCTTGAAGTCTATCTTAGCCGTATCAATCCGAGAGACCCGGAAAGCTCCAACGTGTCGTTTACGCTGGCTGAATATTGCAAGCTGCTGGATTTGAAGCTCAATTCAAAGAACTTGAAGTCGCAGGTTAAGCACTTTTTGGGCAACGTGGTTTCAGTACCACTGAATGCAGATGGAACCGAATATGTGATGTATCCGCTGTTCACAAAGGCAGAGGTCAAGTTCAATCGAGAATCCTTGTCCTATGACGTTTCAATCAACTGTAATCCTGACTTGCGGCCTGTGTTTTTCGACATTGCAAGAAGCGGCTACGTCAAATACCGTCTGCGCTATACGATCGGGATGAAACAGCAAGCGTCTATTCTGATGTACAGCATGATTCGGGATTGGATGAATCGCTCTCTAACATCGAACAAGATTGGTTTGAAGCAGCTGCGTGACCACTTGGGGGCAAACGATGCAAGTTATGACGACTTCCGGGCTTTACGCCGCAGAGTTCTTGAACCAGCAGTGGAAGAGATCAGCAATGTTTCAGACATTGTCGTTGACTTTGAAAAGATTTGCACAGGGCGAAAGGTAGTAGCAGTTGAGTTTCGATTCGGGTACAAATCCAAGCAGCCCGTCATAGATGCCGATTCTAGCGAGGTTGATTGTGAGGCGGCTAATTCCAAGCCGGAAATCAAAAAAGCCGCCAGAAAGCCCCGCACAAGCGGATACGAAGGGTACGACTGGTCTGTGTGCGATGCTCTATCCGTTCAAGAGTGCATCGAGGTTGCAAAGGTTGTCGAGGTAAAGATGATGGAAGAACACCCATCTATCAAGCTGCCGAAGCGGAGAGATGCGGTCTATGATATCGTAAAGGCTGCGTGTGCGGATATTCTTTCAATCAACCGTGACCCTTGGCCTGACCATCCGAAGCGGTATCTGATTGGTAGCTTGAAGAAAGACGGCGCGATTGAAGAGTATCTTCCGGCATTTTATGAGATTGACGCACTGCAAAAGTAATCAGACATAGAAAATAAAAGAAAGAGTGATAAAATGGCAAAAATCATAGCTGTCGCCAACCAGAAAGGCGGCACAGGAAAGACCACCACAAGCACCTGTCTGGCTGGTGCGTTGCAGTTGCTTGGCAAGAAGGTGTTGCTGGTGGACTGCGATGCCCAGTGCAACGCAACGGACACCTATGGCGCACAGACAGAGGACGTATGCACCCTGTTTGATGTGATGACTAGGCAAGGCACGGTCGAAGAAGGAATCCAGCATTGTGAAGCTGGCGACATTCTTCCGTCCGATAGCGCATTGAAGGACATTGACGAGCAGCTTGTCCGGGACATGGGTAAGAACTTCCGGTTGCGAGAAGCCCTTGAAAGCGTGTCAGGGCAGTATGATTACATTGTGCTGGACACTCCCCCGCAGCTTGGTCTTGCGCTTGTGAACGCGCTGATCGCCGCCAACAGCATCATCGTGCCCATCACAGCAGACCGCTACGCACTGGCTGGTTTGAGCCAGCTTTCGCAGACCATCGGAGATGTTCGTAGATACTTCAACCCGACTTTGAAGATTGAAGGATTGCTCTTGAACCAGTACAAGAGCCGTGAGAACCTGTCCAAAGAGGTTGTGGAGCAGCTTCCTGTGATTGCACAGAATATGGGCACAACCCTGCTGGACGTGAAGATTAGACCGTCTATGGGCGTTCGTAAGGCACAAGCAGAGCGGCACGGTCTGTTTAGCGGCGACACGGCAAAGAGTACCAGCGCAGAGGATTTCAAGGCGTTGGCGCAGATGATTGTGGAGGAAGATAAAGATGGCTGATTTAATTGATCGAGAAAAATTACTTGAAAAATTAGAAGCAGCTTGCGATGGATGCGATGGCTTTTGCGGAACTTGCCCATATGGATATGATATAGCTGACGTCTTAAATGAACCATCAGTCAACCCAGAAAGCCTACGGCCAATATCGCACGTCAAACGAGGAAGCGTTCTTGAAACGAAAGACTGTGCGTTTTGTGAAAGATGTGGAGCTTATCTTGGCAAATATGATTCAGCTATAGTTAAAAGTTTTGCGTATTGCAAAACTTGTGGCGCACGGATGGAGGAAGAGGAATGAAGTCAACCAGCAAAAAATCTTCGGGTCTGCTTGGCGGGTTTGATTTTCAGCCTATTTTTTCGGAACAGCCATTAAGCCGAAGTGAGCCAAAGGAAGAAGAAGTAAGCCAAGAGAAGCCGAACGAAGCCGAACAAGCACCAATTAAGCCCAGTGAAGCCACAGACAGCCGTACGCAGCCCAATGAAGCACAGTTAAGCAGTATTAAGCCGAAGCAAGCCAAAGACAGCGAAACACAGCCGAACAATGCCGTAGTAAGCGAAAGCAAGCCAAAGAAGCTGAAACAGGCGAAGGAAGTTCAACGTCTTATCGAACAAGGCGATGTACCCGGCGCACTTGCCGAAGTTGGTTTGACAAAGAAAAAAATCCCGATGCCGGAATCGCATCAGGGCGTTGCAAGTGGTGATGGCAAGCGTTCCAAGCGCATTACCATCCTTATGAGCGAGGAAGAGCGCAAGTACATCAACCGTGAAGCCAGACGGCACGGAATGACGATTGGGCAGTTCGTGTACGCTCTGGCAGTTGCAGCGGCAGAGGGGAAGATTGAATTAGAAGATTTCTTGGAGAATTAAGGGGGTTCTAAAGCGGAACGCCCTGCTGTATCACATCTTGTGGTATTAGGTGTTGACTTTTGTACGGACATATAGTACAATGTTTGTACGGACAAAAAGTGAGGTGTTAGTATGTGTCCGCGTTTGGGTCGCCCTACTGATAGCAAAAAGACTGAACGGTTTGAAATTCGATTGACCCCAGAGGAAATGAAAGAAGTGCAAGAATGCGCTGAAAAAATGGGGATAACGAAAACGGAAGTTGTTAAACGTGGGATTCAGCTTGTTGCAGAAAAGGCGAGTGAAGAATAAAAAATAAGGCATTGACTGCTCCCTGCAAAAGAATAGTCAACGCCTTATTCAACACCAGAGATTGCTCTCGGATAAATCCATTATATCATCCGAAGCGACCTCTTACAAGCCGTTTTCGGGTAAAACTAATGAACATCCCAGCAACGAAAGAAGAAATTCTTGAAAATTTCAAGAAAAACAACAATGGTCGTCCGCTCAATAAAGATGATTATGAGATTGCAGAAGCGTTATCTCGAATCACTTACAAGGCGTATGAGGTCGGCATGGAAGATGCCAAACAGTTGAATATGGAGGATATGATGGATAACAAGAGATGTAACGCACTTCACGTTTTCAAGAACAAGACCTTTGGCCAGCTTCGCACGATTGAAGAAGATGGAAAGATTCTTTTCTGTGCTTCTGACGTGGCAAAGGCTCTTGGGTACGTTCGCCCCGCAGATGCTATTACGCAGCACTGCAAGGGGTCGGTGAAACGCCGAGTCCTTACAAAAGGTGGCGAACAGGAAGTGAAATTCATTCCAGAGGGCGATGTTTATAGACTTATCGTTGGTAGCAGACTCCCTAGTGCAGAAAAATTTGAAAGTTGGGTTTTTGATGACGTTCTTCCGTCTCTCCGAAAGGATGGCTATTACAGCCTTGCCCCGCAGGAAAACAAGCCCGACACGCAGGGCGATGCAATCTTGCAAGTGCTGATGAAGAACACGGAAGTCCTGCAAGCCATCGTTCAGCAGAACCAGCAGATTATGATTGCTCTTACCAACCTGTCTGTCAACGATGCAAAGCGCACGATGGAGATTCAGCCTTACACTTCCCATCAGGGGCAGAAGGGTGACGGCAAACGTAGCAAGCGAATCACAATCCTTATGAGCGACAGCGAGCGGACGTTTGTCACGAGAGAAGCACGAAAGCACGGATTCACGGCAGGGGAGTACATCTACAACCTGTCCGTTGCGGCATCGAAAGACCAGATTGACTTAGGCTGAATTGGCGGCTGAATTTTCAGCGTTGATAGTAAATAAAGAGGGGGTGTGCCCAAAATTGGGCAGACCCCCTCTTCTGTTTTACTTATCAGCAATGCAATCCCAGTAGAGATATGCCTTACCGTCTGCGGCATCTGCGTCCTCAAGGAATGCCTTTGCCATGTCAGCGTAGAAGCCCGGAGTGTCAACGGACTGACGCTTTGCCACCTGACAATAATCCGAGTACATCATGTTCATGACAGCCCAGAAATCGTTCGGGTCGCAGGTGATATTGCGCTGTTTGGCAACGTCCTGCGTCTGTTCCAGTGTCCAGTGACAGCCCTTCGTGCCGTCAGCGTTCACCATGCTGTCGCACCATTCCTCCGCTTCATCGTGGGTGAGGTGTTGGCGCGGCATCTTGATGGAACGGCTGTCTGCGCCGCCACGTTCATACTGCCCAGACCGCTTGTCCCAGTCGCCGTTTTGCGAGAAGCCGATTTGCGGCATTCTGCGCCCATTCTCTACGTCAGGGTAGCGGGGGATAGGGTAGGGGTCGATGTAGCGGTTTTCCTCCTGCGGATAGTAGGGATAGCGGTCGTTGCCACCTTCCAGCTTACGCAGACGGCGTTCCATCTCACGTTCCCTGCGGTCACGCTCTTCCTCAAGGCGGTCACGTTCCGGCTCACGGTTTTTGTCGTGGTCACGGAGCATCATCATGCGGCGAAAATTAGTCTTGCCCATAATCTATACCTCCTCAAGAAATGGACGCGGGCGCACCAGCGTGGGAACGGCAGAAGCAGCCAAGATACTTGAACGTGCCTGTGCCGGTCGCAGACGTTGCAACGCGGGTAGCGTAACGGGTGCGAGTGTGGATGCTCTCGGCGGTTGCCTGAGCGCAGTTGCAGTCGGTCAGAGGGTATGCGGTAGTGCCTGCGCCGATGGTGATGACCACAGGGGCGTTGATGGTGGTCGTATCCGGGATGCTCTGGGCAACCACGATGCAATACTTCTCTCCGTTCTGGTATGCGCCAGCAGGGATGTTGATAGTCAACGTATCGTTGGCGAACGTGACCGCATTCGAGATGACGAGGTGCGGGCAGAGTTTGCAGCTTGTTTTGCAAGCCATAGTGTTTTCCTCCTAAAAAATCAGGGGCAGAGGTGTCTTACCCATGCCCCGATGGTTCACCCGGTGTTATCGGGGAGTGTGTTGGTTAGCAGCAGCCGCAGCAGTTCACGCCCACGTTGGGGTTTGCCACCTGATAAGCGGGAATCGGACGAGGATTGACCCGATTCAGGATGGTATCAGTCTGCTGGGACATCACGGTGGTCAGAAGCGCATTCTGCCGATCCTGAGAAGCGGCAAACTTGAGGTTCTGGTTCTCAGCGGTCAGAGTTGCGATCTTGTCCTGCGTGAAGTAGTCCATCATGCTGCGGAAGTTGGCGTTGCAGTTGTCCACGATGGCGCGGGCATTGTCTGCGATGGCCTGCCGGGTGGCACAGTCTTCCGTTGCGATGGTGTACTTCAGGTCGCCGATCAGCTGCTTGTTCTCGCAGCAGCAAGATGCCAGCTGCGTGGCAAGAGCGGTCTGACCCGCCTGCCGTGCGTTGCCTTCCTGCATGATAGCAAGGCTGATGGCATTGTCGCCGTTGGACACGCTGCGTTCCAGGCCGTTCACCAGCTGTGCGTTCTGGTAGCCAAGCTGACAGATGGCGCTGTTCACGCCCGCAAAGCCGTTCGCGATGTTGGTGTTGACGCCGTTCATCTGTGCCAGCTGGCCATAGCCCAGAGAGCAGATGCCGCTCTGGATGCCCGCCAGAGAGCGGGAGGTATCTTGCTGGTAGAAGCCCTCAGACAGAGCCGCGCGAGTGTCGTTACCGCCCTGCCCGGTTGCGCCAGTGCCGACCAGATAGGGGATGTAGGCATTCATGCCGTTGTCGCTGCCGTTGCGCCCGTTGCCGTAGTTGCCCCAGCCGAAGATGATAGCGAGGATAATAACAGCCCAAAGACCCTCGTTGCCGAAGAATCCGCCGTTGTTATTGCCGCCGTCCTGCCCAGCCAGATAGCCAGTTGCAAAATCGTCCATAACAAAACTCCTTTCAGTTTTGCGTATGCTATCCCACCGCCGTATGCGATGGGCGAAGCCAAACAAATGCGGTTTTTGTCAAGTCCGCAAAACTGAGAAGCGTTTCGCTTAGAGGGATGCTTATTTTAGGATTGTTAAGTCAGCTTGGAGGGTTTTCTTTTTCGTCTTTTGGGTCATCCCAATTTTTGCTGGCAGCACCGAAAATGAAGCCAAGCATTAAAGGAACCCATATTTTGTCATCGCCACACAGATTGTTGATGTCAAAATCTTTTTCGGAATGGCTGTTTTCAAAATCATCCATTGCAAAGTCTCCTCACTTCGGAAGCGTCAAATTCAGGACGCTTGCCAGCTGGTTCAGGTCGATGCCACGCTCTTTGGCGAGGTTCTGCGCCATCGTTCGGAGTTGCGCTTCGTTTTTGCCCTGAATCAGGTTCAAGCCCTGCATGATAGGAGCATTCTGCCCGCTTAACTGCTGGATAAGACCCATCGGGTTTTGTCCGGCACGAGCCAGATTTGCAAGCTGCATGATAGGGCTGTGAGTAATCATATCAAACGGAGAGGACATCGCTTATTCTCCTTTCTTCGCTGCGGCAGTGGGTTTAGAAAAGCTCTTCTGCCACTTTTCCAGTTCATCCAGACGGTGGACGAGGGTGTTGTACTGCTCAATAGGCACATACTGCTGTGTCGGTGCAGCGGTCTGCTGTGCCTGTTGTGCTTGCATCTGCCGCCATGCTTCCGGGCTGTAAAACTCCTGCACATAGGATTCGCAGGTGTCTGGGTTAAGCCGCTTGCAGTAGATCACGCCGCTGCGCAAGTCTGGGCAGTAGGTCGGTCTGCCATACAGGTCTGAAGGTATTGCCAAAAATTCTTCCCTGCTGGAAACAGGTCTGCCGAGCAGCCAACCGCCATCTTGTGCCGACTGCTGAACAGGCTGCTGCCCATTCATCGGCTGCGGACGCTGCGGTTGTGCCTGTTGCATCTGCGTGTTGGGCAGGGAAGTGGCAAGCCCTACCGTGCCCATGCCGCCGTAAGGATTGACAGGCTGCTGCGGAACGTAAGGTGCTCCGGGTGCCGGATAATAGCTCATAAAACATCCCTCCTTGTGCATCCAGTGTACCGCATCAGCAAAAAGTGAAGGACAACGAAGGTACAACGAAGGACAAAAAAAGAAAAGTGCCCACACGGAAAAATCCGCATGAGCGCTTAAAGATATAAATATACTTATATAAAATGATGCAAAAATAGAAGGTTTTGCCGCTTTATTTGCAAAAAAATCCCCTGCTTTGCCTACAAAGTATCCAGCATGGAACGCAGGGCTTCTGAAAAGCAGGGGTTTTTGTAAAATCAAGAGTGCACCGTCCACACAGGCCGGTTCACTCTCTACAAAGGCCATAGCCTTTCAAATCATAAATCGTATGGCGTATAATGCAAAGACGCATATACCGATAAAACCACGCCTATAAATGCACTATGCCAAAACGGAAGGACGGCTTTTAGAACGCTTGATGTCGCCCCAAAAATAATCAGAGCGAACAAAACACGGGACAAAAAGTGATATATTTTATTTGCCATAATTCGTATAAAATCGTCTCCCGCATGGTACGCACTGCAAGTAGGCGGGCAGGAGCCTGTATCAACGAAAAAGGCCCGCCATGATACGCATCGTTGAGAGGCTTGACGGGTTCAGATATCCACCCTAATGCGCTTCTTCGAGAGGCCGGGTGGATTTGTTGAGATTATTATACCACAATCCGTGCAAAAAGAAAAGCGGC